GTCCTAACGAGTTGGAGTTAAAATGACCCTTGAACAATGGGAAAAAGACAACGCAGCGTTCCTGATCAAGATAGGTCAGATCGCTCCAGCAGCACCTAAAACAGCAACTAAGAAAGATGAGGAATAAACCAAATGGCAGTATATCTAAGCAATGGGGTAGTTCTAACTGTTAATGCGGTTGACCTATCATCACTCGTATCATCTGTAACTATCAACCGTTCATTCGATGAACTAGAAGTAACAGCAATGGGAGACTCAGGCCACAAGTTCGTCAAGGGCTTGGAAGCATCTTCTATCACTATCGACTTCTTCAATGATGAAGCAACATCAAAGACACTTCAAACATTAAACTCAGTCTGGGGAACAAGCACGACTGTTACAGTCAAGCAAACTTCAGCTGGCGTTTCAGCAACTAACCCACTTTACACAATGTCTTGCCTAGTTAACAACATCACGCCAATTAACGGCTCAGTTGCAGATATTTCGACTCAGTCAGTTACTTGGAATGTTAACGGCACTATTGCAGTTACAACATCAGCGTAATCACTAACTAAGGGGCAAAAGCATGGCAAAACTAAAGGTAACAAGGGCAGATGGAAGCGTTAACGAGTACCAGATCACTCCGGCGATCGAGTACGCCTTCGAGCAGTATGCAAAGAAGGGCTTCCATAAAGCCTTTAGAGATGACGAACGCCAGTCGGACGTCTACTGGTTATGTTGGGAAGCAATTCGTCGGTCGGGTGAAACCGTAAAACCCTTGAGACATTGACGCGAGTCGAGGTTCTCGATGATGACCCTTTGGAGTAACGCGGGAGTCCTTCACCTATCTCGTAGCGAGACTATCGCTTGAGACAGGACTCTCGCCACAGACTTTAATTGAACTAGATCACACAATGTTCAGGACTTTACTTCAAGCCCTGAAGGACAGAGCAAAGGAGCAGAGCGATGCCAGTCGAGTTAAAAGGCGCTGATAAACTTCGCAAAGCCCTGAGAGAGTTCGAGCCTGATCTAGCCAAGGCCACAACTAAGCAGATGGCGGCTGCGCTAAAGCCCATCACCAATACAGCTCGTGGTTATATGCCATCAAATACTGCGATGCTATCTGGCTGGACTTCAGCTACATCATCAGAGAACACGGTTAAGTATCGTGTATTTCCTAAGTATGATCAAAATGAAGCCAAGCGTGGGATTAAGTATTCGACAAGTCCTTCTAAGCCTAATAAGCGCGGCTTCGTATCTTTAGCGCGTATCATCAACGCTTCCGCCGGTGGAGCGATTTACGAGACCGCAGGGCGTAAGAACCCAGGTGGTCAACCAACCTTTACCCGCACTAAGTTCACACCTGCCTCATATCGTGAGGAAGGCCGCGGATATAACAAGTCGCTCAACCCTAATGCTGGCAAGCAGTTCTTAGATCGGGCAAATGCAACTGGTGATCTAGTAAATGCTCGTCCACGCCAACAAGGTCAAGCAGGCCGATCAACTCGCAAGATGACTGGTCGCGCCATATTCAGAGCATTCGCAGAGGATCAAGGCAAAGTTACAGCTGCAATAGTGAAAGCGATCGGCAACTCCGCCATCGAGTTTAAAGCAAAGACTAAGGTAAAGTAATGGCTGATCTAAAAATAGATATTGCTTCGGTATTTTCTGGCAAGAAGGCCTTTCAAGATGCCGCTAAGTCAACTCTTAGCCTTAATTCTCAAGTCAAGACACTCGCTAAGTCTTATGTTGGCCTATTCACCGTCCAGCGTTTAGGCCGCGCTGGGTTTAACGCCGCGAAAGCCTTTGCTCAAGATGATAAAGCAGCCAGAGTATTAACCCAGTCTTTAGATAACTTAGGCTTAGCCTTTGCAGATCCTTCGGTTAAGAACTTTATTGCTGATCTTGAGAAGCAGTTTGGTATCCTTGATGATCAACTGCGCCCAGCCTTTCAGCGTTTATTAACTACAACTGGTGATGTTGCTAAAAGCCAACAGTTACTTCGTACAGCGCTTGATCTATCAGCAGCTAGTGGCGCAGATGTTGTCAGCGTTGCCGGTGATCTTTCAAAGGCTTATGTAGGCCAGACTCGATCTCTTGCTAAATACGGTATTGGTTTAACTCAGACTGAACTCAAGGCCATGTCTTTTGAGGAAGTCCAGACACGCATCAATGATCTATTCGGCGGACAAGCAACAGTCTCAGTCGATACTTATGCAGGTGCTATGCAGCGCTTATCAGTTGCTTCTAGCAATGCTCAAGAGATCATCGGTGGCGGCTTACTCGATGCACTTGCAGCCCTTGGCGGCGGTGGAGAAGGTGGACTTACTAACACACTTAACCTTATTGAAAAAACTTCTACTGCACTTGCTACCTTCGTGCGCCGCTTCGGTGTCGGCGTTGGTCAATTAGCAGCCCTAGCGCGTGGAGACTTGCAAGCCTTCCGCGCAATAGGCGAAGCCGAGATGAACCGAGGAATTGATCGCTCAGGCATCACTCCAGCAATTCGAGCAGAATTGACTAAGGCAGCAGCCGACAAGGCAGCAAAAAAGAACCGCGATGCTTTGCTTAAGACAACTAAAGAGCAAACTAAAGCGATTAAAGAGCAAACAGCGCTGCAAAAGGCTGGCACTTTATTTGATATTCAACAGGCTTCGATTATCGCTGCACTCAAGGGTGAAATTACGAACGAGGAGCGCAAGCGCCTAGAATTACAACTGGCTATCTTGACCGGCAATACTTCAGAGGCTTCTAAACTTGCTGGAGAACTAGCCAAGTCTCAAGGACTATCACAGCAATTAGCTGCTTACCTAGCAAGCCTCCCTGATGCTAAAAACCCATTCACAGCATGGAAGTCTTATCTTGACATGATCGAAGCGCAGGTTCGCCGCATCGGTAATCCAACAGCCTTCCCTGTCGTGTCTATGGCTGAAGGTTATGGGGTGACTGGTCAACAATACTCATTGCCTAACGGTTCAACACAGACAAGCGCTGCAGGCGTTGACTTCACAGTCAATGTCAATGCTGGCTCAATTATTGCTCAAGAGAGTCTGCAAGATGTTCTGCGCGATACTCTGCTTGATGCTTCACTCTCCGCCAAGTTTTCTTCTATCTTCCGTCAAGGTGGGTCATTCGGGCCATGACCTTACCTGCACAGATCTCTGTATCCTTCGACTTTACTAGCGGCGCTACCTTCGGCTATCCGTTCACTATTGGCGATGAGAAGTACGGCGTTCTAGGCACAGGCACACTTGCTTCAACGACTACTCCAGAGCCTACGGTCGATCTCACTCCTAATGTAAGACAGATCAGTATCAAGCGCGGTCGGAATATCATGCGCGACACTTACGAGTCTGGGTCTGCAACTATCAGAGTCTTAGATCCTAACTCTGACTTTAACCCTCAGAATGTGAACTCGCCTTACTTTGGCTTCTTGACTCCGCTTCGCAAGTTGCGTGTCTCAGCAACGGTAGGCGGCGTGGGTTACTTCTTATTCTCAGGCTATACAACAGATTACAAATACACCTATCCTCAAGGCCAAGAGACAGGCTATGTGGACATAATCTGTTCTGATGCTTTCAGACTTATGCAGCAGGCTGGAATTACAACAGTAGCAAGCGCTACTGCTGGGCAGGATACTGGCACTCGTATTGGCAAGATCCTAGATCAAGTCTCATGGCCTACTTCTATGCGCACCATAGATACCGGCAACACGACCTGCATAGCCGATCCTGGCACTTCTCGCACAGCGCTCGATGCGCTAAAGAACGCAGAGTTCTCCGAGCAGGGCGCGTTCTATATTGACACAGAAGGCACAGCGATATTTTTAAACCGCACTAATGTGATAAAGAAGTATGGCGAGACTCCGATCGAGTTTAATCAAACAACAGGTATCCCTTACACCAACCTGACCTTCGCCTTCGATGACAAGTTAATTATTAACAGCGCTGGCATGACCCGCTATGGCGGCACACAGCAGGTCTCAGAGGACACAGCTTCTATTGCCAAGTACTTTCCGCACCAGATCAATGAGAACAACCTAGTTCTGCAGACAGACGCAGATGCGCTCAATGTGGCAAAGA